TTTCGTCGCCGAACGAATTCATTTCAATTACGTCCCTGCCATACGGACCGAAAGCTCGACGCTTGAGCTTATTCGGAATATGCTATCTCAAGAGTTGCGAATACTTGAAAGAGATGACAATTATCTCAGGGCATTAGAAACCATTGCCGAGCTACAGCGCCCGGTGCTTGAACAATTAAGCCGCCGCGTCCAAGGGCCACTCAAAGAATTCTTGCCAAGCATCAAAAATGTCAAGATTGAAATCTCCGATTCTTCTAGACGTTATGGCGTGAGGAGCGAAGTAAGCGTGATTGTCGATGACGGAACTCCTACCAGCATTGAGCACAAAGGAGATGGAGTCAAAAGCCTTGCAGCGCTTGGTCTACTCAAGAGCCAAAATTCTCGTTCGGGCGCGTCTCTTTTGGCGATCGAAGAACCTGAGTCGCATCTACATCCTGCAGCTATTCACCAGGTAAGCGAAATAATACTTTCGATTTCGGCCACAAGCCAAGTAATTATTACCACACACAATCCGCTTTTTGTTGATAGAGCCAATATCAGATCGAACATTATTGTCGCTGGCGGCTCAGCGACCCCGGCTCGATCCATCGCACAGATAAGAGATATTTTGGGCGTGAAGGCATCTGACAATCTTACCAACGCCAACTACGCGCTCGTAGTGGAGGGCGAGGAGGACGTGATAGCGTTAAAAGCGATGTTACCGAATCTTAGCGAAAAAATTGGCAAAGCCCTACGAAGCAATGCAATGGTCATCGAACCCATTGGAGGAGCTGGAAATTTGACCTACAAGCTATCTCTACTTCGAACCTCATTGTGCGCTGTACACTGCCTTTTAGATCACGATGATGCAGGTCGACTTGCTTATGCCAAAGCTTGTGCGGAGAATTTACTGACGGCCGCATCCTGCACTTTCGTTACATGCCCAGGGATGCCCGACAGCGAATTCGAAGACTGCATCGATGTTGCAGTCTACAAAGATGAATTCCGAGAGGCGCTCGGCGTCGATCTGAACAGCACGAAATTTAGGGGAAGTAGAAAATGGTCAGACCGCCTTAAATCAACCTTAATAGATCAGGGTAAGCTTGCAAGCGAAAGCGAAATTTCAAAGGCAAAATACACGCTTGCCAACATAATTTCCAAAAGGCCTAAAGATGTTCTGCAGCCGAATAAAAGAAATTCCATCGATGCACTAATACCGGCCCTGGAACGATTCTTAAAGATATAGCCCAGTTCACGGCTGTCACGCAGCACCTTTGACTCTTTCCATCGAGGGGTATCGTCACTGAGTACCCAATCGCCTGCAAAAGCACATGCAGCAGCGACCCCAAGATGTACTTGAAGCCCATAGTCATGTCACAGATCCAGCCGACTAACGGCGCCACTCTGCGTCGGACAGGCGCGTGCTTGCGATCATTCCGGTCGCTTCTCTGTCAGCAGCGCACGGTCGTTGTTGACCAAAGTCTTCAGGAAGATCACTTCGGCGTCGCGCTTTCGGACAACGCGTTCACCTTCGCTCGCCAGGTCGAGAGCTTCTGAAAGAAGACCGCCGAGGCGCTCGGATCGATCCCGTTGAACTCGGCAGGCAGCGGCGTCGCCCTCGCCTGCGGGGCCACCACCGGCGGTGAAGGCAGAGATGACGTAGCGCAGCTGGTCGTCAGCAGCGCGGCGAGCAGCATCAGCCACGGTCCGGAGACCCTTTTCCTTGTTGAAAGCATTGAGATTTCCTTGTTGTTGCGCAGCGTGCGCGGTTTGAAGTGCAGCGACGCGCTCGGACTCGCGCAGCGCCACGCGGTTGCGCAGGTCGCTCTCCACGGCGCGGGCCCGCTTCTCGTCAGCTAGCAGGCCCTCAGCTGATGCGGTTTCGGTCTTGGCCTGTTCCACGCGAATCTGCTGCAGGCCCAGCAGCCCCATCAGCGCCGCGACCAGCAACATCTTCCAATTGGCCAGCGCCCAGGTCATTGCAGCGCCGCGCGCGCCTTGATGGCGAGTGCTTCCACTTCCTTCAGGCCGATCGCGCCGCCGTTGACCACCTTGCGGACCTTGCGCGTGTCGCCCAACACGGAGTCAGGCACCTTGCCCTCCCACCAGTCGATGGCGAATTCCAGCGCGAAGTACGGCTGCTCGGCCAGTTCGGGCAGCACCAGCAGATCCTGTCCGCTGCGGTTGCCCTGCCACTCGTACCCGTCGTGGAACGTCAGCATGATCAGACCGCGCCCGGGGTAGCGTGCCCCGTCGCCGCTGCCCTCGGGCCGGTTGCCACCACGGCCGCCGTAGCAGGCCTCGAAAAACTTGGCCTCGTTGCCGGCCAGCTCGTCGGCGCGCGCAACCAGAGAGCGCCACCGGCTGCCGGGCGGGTTGTCGTTGCCAATCTCGCGGATCCTCGCTGCGCTGTAGCGCCCACTTTCCTTGAGCCGGGTCAGCATCGCCGACTCGTGCAGCACCGTGGGCAGGAAAACGGCCAGGTCGGCGTCCCCCTTGCTGAACGTGGTCGGCTTGATCGTGTCCGCGAACACCTGCGCCCACATGATGGCGGTCTTCGGCTGCACGCCGCAGGACTGGAGGATGCGCAGCCAGTCTCCGGTGGTTCGGGTCTTCATTGCTGAACCTCCGGCGTGCTTTGCGTGGTGGCCACTGCCGGTGGGGCATCCTCGTTGCCCCGGCGCCAGGCATGCCCGCTGCAGATCAGCGCCGACGCCACGCTGAAGGACATGCACAGCGCGCCCCAGCCGGGCCACTCGCCGTACCAGGGCTGGACGCCGAAGGCAAAGGCACCGCCGATCAGCGCGGCGTATTCGCACCGCACGCGCAGCAGCACGTTGGTTTTCATCGAGTTCAGCCGGCAGATGGCGATGAAGACAATGATTGCGCACAGCGCCAGGTTGGCTGCCGCCAAAAGGTAGAGGTCTTTCATGGCGCATCTCCCTTGTCGCCGCCCCGGACACCAGGCAGCAGCGTCATCAACTTGCGGGTGATCGTGGCGAACACCGACTGCCAGTCGTCACCGATCCAGCCGATGAACAGCGCGATCGGGGCCAGCAGCAGGCGTTCGGACAGGTCCGGCTGGTAGCTGATGGCCAGCGTGGACAGCAAACCAGTGGCGATCATGGCCAGGCCGGCAATGCGCACGAAAAACAAGATCGCGGAGACCCGCGTGGTCTTCTCACGCCGGCCCAGCGAGAACGACGCTCCCACGACCGAGGCGATGATGATCACCATGTAGGGAGCGACGATTGCCGCTACTTCGTTCGAGAACGCGAGCGCTGCCAGAACGACGAAGAGGCCAACGATGTCGGCCAGTGGTTGTTGCGTCACGCAGCACCTCCACAGAGGTATGCGCGCCACATGCCGGGTCCGGCCGGCGCCGTGGGGTGGTCGGGCATCTTGATCCTTGACGGATCACGAGCCCCGGTAGGTGTGCCACTTAATTTTCGCTTAGCTTAGCGAACTTGCAAGAGCCCTACCCCAACGAAATATTAAGATCACCGACAACCACAGCCTGTAGCGAACGGCATCACTCGATTTTAACAGCCATAACAAACTCACCGATTGTATTTGAGGCAATCAGGTAGAAATTCTTTTTTACATCGTCCGCTTGGTCCGCATCAAAGGTAACCGTCAGTTTGCATGGCCCATTCGAATTTGGAACAGCTGAGCCAATGAGTTTACGATTGTCACCGCGCTGATCATAGACATCCCACCCTGCATTACAAATACTTGGCGCCATCTCATAAAATACGATGGTGGTATTCGAATTTGCCTTGTACGCAGAAGAAGGCCGAAGTCTATTCATTGAATTTACGACCCGCGCCTTAAGCTTACCCAAAGTTGTTGAGGCTGAAAATTCGTTTCCATCAAAAACATAGGTATCAAAACTATTAAACGCCACAGAGCGACCCATACTGGCTTTAGCCTGCCCCGCCGCGGAAAAAGAAAAAACTCCGGCTGACATTGAGCCTCCAGCGTCAAGATTTGACTTCGCAGTAAAGCTACTCATCAAGCTCGAAGATGTCCATGCCATATTAATATATAGTGGCGCACTGATTTCAGCGTCATCAATTGCACCTCCTCTGATGGCGGCTGCGGCGAGTGCGTACATTACACTCAAATTATTTCTCTGGGTCGAATTTGCATCAAGAATTGTGTCAAGTGCCAATGCTGTAGGCGAGCGGACCCTTGCCCTTACATAAAGAAGCGACCGGTTCGCCCTCAATATGGATTCTGCGCTGACTTTCGCATTGGCTGCGAATGTCGCATCAGCCGCAAGCGAAGTACTCAGATAGCCAGTGCAGTCAATCGCATAATAATAATTGGATGTACCTCCATCCATGGAACCCAAAATGTCAAAATTGGAATAGCTTTCGGCAGTATCCGCAACGATAGCAACCGGAGAGGAGGTCTTCGTATTCTTAAAAGTCGCCGAATGCAAAATAAAGAGCGCAGCCCTACTATCCCATACGACGACCTTCTTATTCCTATCGGGAGAAAGAATATTTTTTAATTCTACCGGAACGGACTTTCCCGCATCTCCAAGAGACTTAGCAACATTTTCCGGAAAGCAACCACTATTCCTAAACATCGCCTCGACATTGCCCATCAACGATGGCGCCACTTCTACCGTGGGCGTGACTTCAGCGGCTTGTGGTTGGCCGGCAAACGTTGCCCTTACCGTCGCAACGAGAGTCGAAAGCCAACTCTGAGGCGCTTCGACGACTTGCGCCACCGCAGGGGGCGAAAGAATCAGCAACCAAAAAATCAAAGCCCCGCACATCTTTAGCATAGAGTCCTCCTATAGCATCAAATATATAGGATAGCGCTGACACAGCGGCAGTTTTATTACGAAATCATTGCCAATACCAAAAACACACATCACATGAACATGTGATTGACACATCATTAGGATAAATCTGCTCAAGTATTAATTTAAAATGAGCGGCTTCAGGGGGAGGCACGCGTAAACGCGCTCTGCGCTGTGAGAACTGCGACCCGGCAGTCAGCATTGTTTCCAGAGCCATGCAAGACCGCCCACGGCGGCGATGCCAACGACAGGGTGAATCGTGAAGGCGACCACTACCAAGCCGCCCGCCACGGAAATCGCGCCCCAGTTCAAACCGAGCCCTCGGCCAGAGCCTTCTTCACCTCAGACCGGATGGCGCTCGGTGCGGCGTTGCTCAGGCGGGTGGCCTTGTCCTGGCGCATGGCGATGACGCGGCGGCGCACGCCGGCCATGTCGATAGCCACGGGGGACGATGGGTTGGTTCGGTTCCAGTTCAGCATTCGCTCGCGCACCTTTTGCTGCTTGTCGAGATCTTTCTCGTACACGGCATTTGCCATCTCGTCGGCCAGTTCCGTCTTGACCATACGGTTCTGCGCGATCAGGTTCTGCTGCGTGGAGGTCGCTTCCTGTACCCGGGCCACCGCAGTGGGCTGGAACCCGATCATCTTAACCAGTGCGTCCGTCGCGTCCACGTCGATGACCTTCCGCCCGCGCATGTCCTTGTAGATGCCGGTCTGCATCATCTCCACGCCCTTGCGAAGATTTTCCGCAGCGCGCGGCGCCGCCATCATCAGGCCTTCGACGGGACTGCCCTCGGCGACCTTGCCGGCGCCCTGGAAAGCGCGCTGCACCAGGTCGCCGGCCGGGCCGAGCAACTCGCCCATGTCGCGGCCGTAGTCGGTCTTCTTCGTGAGCAGGCCGGTACCGGGAATCAGGTTGCCCATGCCCAGCCGCCCCGCCACGTCGATCGGCACGCCCGGCAGGCCGGAAATGCCACGGTCCACGAACTGCGCCGCGCCCTCGCCCAGCACGTCCACCAAGAACTGCCGGCGCGCCTGCTTGGTCGACCAGCTGTAGCCCAGGCGCTGCATCACGCCGTCGAGCACATCTTCGGCATCGCCGACGAACGGCAGGCCGCCAGCACCACCCATCAAGAACAGCATGCCCAGCGCGAACAGTGCCGCCTTCTTGCCCTCAGGGCCGCCCTGCGTCGCCATGCGGTGCAGCAGTTCGGTGTAGCTGATGGAGTACTGCTTGAAGGTGAAGAGCGTGGCGCCGATCGCGCCGCGCGCCCACTGGGGCTTGTTCCCCTTGTTGTAGACGAACTGGGTGTCGGCGATCGCCTCGGCGGCAAACTTCGCCGGCTCGGCCATGCCCTCTGCCACGGCAGTGCGATAGGCCGCGATGAAGGTGATTCGCCGGTTGAACTGCTCTGCCACGGAAAAGGGCTTGCCCCAGGCCAGAGACAGCTTGGACAGGGCGTTGGAAGCCTTCGCGCGAGCATCGCCCAGCGTGGTGCCGTCGCCCGCCTGCAGTGCCGCGCGGCCGCGCGCCTGCGCCATCAACTGGTGCACCTCCTGCGGTGCGACGATGCCCTCGGCCTCGGCGCGCTTGAGCGCAGCGTCGAGCTTGGCGTCGCCGGTCGACTTCTTCAGCACGTCGCCCAGCGCATCCTTCATCCGCATCGCCGACTTCGTGACGCCGCCCCACTGGCTTAGGTAGGGCATGGTCACCGCAAAGGGTTGCGTCATGTTGACCATGGCCGACGCGATCGAGCCGCCCAGGTACTGGGCGAACAGCATGCCGCGGATCTGCTGGGCTTCCTCCTGCGGATTGCGCACGTAGTCGGCTAGCTTGATCGCCACGTCCTTGAGCTCGCCGTCGGTCTTCGACACATCGCTCGTGGACTTCATGATCTCGCCCATGTGGAGGTTCGTCGACGTCAAACGCGCGTTCGAGTAGATGAACCCCGCCAGCACGCGGCCGGCGTCTTCGTTGAAGCCCGCGATGCCCTTGCGGTGGATCAGCCGCTTCATGGCCGAACGGTTGGCCTTCGCCAGCTTGAGGTACTGCTGGAACATCTGGTGCTGGGCGTCGTCGCCGTCGGCCTCCAGTCCGACCATCTCGCCGAATAGCTCGAGCGTTTCCGGCGTGATGCCGTTGAACAGCTTGTAGGCCTGCTCGCTGACGGTCCCCTGCACAATCTCGCCCTCGGGGTAGTTCTCGCGCATGCGGCGCGCCATGCGGTTGGCCTCGCCGCGCGACTCGAACATCCCGAAGTAGGCGCGCTCGCCCGACTCGTCGAGGACGTCGACCGTGTAGTGCCCGAAGCGCGACAGCGGCGCGTAGCCGTGGCTGATCAGGTCGGCAGCCTTATCGGCTTTCTCGATCATCCGGTTGCCGGTGTCGATCAGCAGGTCTCGGCGCGCCGGGTTTTCCTCGGCCATCGCGAACAGGTGGTCGCGCAGCAGGATTGCCGCGTCCTCGGCGTTGGCCGCGTCCATGACCATGCTGCGCATCGATTCCACATCCTTGCCACCGAAGCGCAGCATTTCGCTGATCGTCACTCGGTTCAGGCTCTGGTCGACGGCGGCCCGGAATTCCCGGTAGAGGGCGATCTGGTCGGCGGTGGCGCCGAAGTGCTCCTTCAACTCGGCGTCGGTGAAGACCACGCCGGCCTTGAGCTCGGCGCCCTCGTCGGCATCGGCGCGCACCAACTTGCCGTCGGCGTCGCGCGCCCACGCCAGCGTGCCCTCGAACACGGGCCGGCTGAATACCTTGGTGTCGTCGGCCGAGATCGGCGACTTGCCGATGTCGCGCCAGGTCTCCAGCTTGGGCAGGATGCGCGGCGCCAGGCTTGCGGCCTCGGTCGCGTAGCTCGACACGTCGTTCAGGAAGGTCTGCACCGAATCGAACAGATCGCCGTCGCGCCACACGGTGAATGGGATGCCGTTGAGGGTCGCGCTCTCGATGCGCACGAGCTCGACGTTGCGCTCCAGCTCGAGGTCGTACTCCACGGCGCCGGCGCGCGTGGTGGTCGGGTCGAGTTCAACCTTCCACGCGCGGGTGCGGTCGCAGAAGTCCTGCGCGGCGCGCAGCACGGCATGCTCAAGCCGTGGCTCGGGGATGCCCGGCGCAGAGGGACGCACGTCCTTGAGGAAAGCGGCCCACGTCTTCATTTGCGGGCAGGCCGGGAGGCTTGGTCAGCGGCGCTCTTGCCGGTGAGCGCCTGCATGAACGTGGCCAACGCGTTCGCGGCGCGGCCGGCGTCGGGCGCCGAGTCGCCATCCTCGGACCAAGCGCGATAGCAGATGCCATCGATCAGCGGCCCCTCGAAGATGTCGTCGAGGTCGACGTCAGCGTCCAGCGTGGCGCAGTCGGTGGGGATCGCCGCGAACAGCACGCGCGCCTTGGCGCCGGCAGCGGCGGGCGGGTAGACCTCGAACGACTTGGGGTCGCTCTCGTCGAAGGTGTAGTGCTTGATGATCGCCGCCGGCGAGCCGCTGTACCAGTCGGGGTCGTAGGCATTCAGGTCATCGCGGCTGATGAGCGTGATTGCGCGGCCGGCGACGTTGCGCGGCACGTCCAGCAGCCGGGTGCCGCCTGCTGGAATGGACTGCTCCACGCCCGGCACCAGATCGAGATCCACCTTCGTGGCCTTCGCGTCCGGACGCACGCCGACGATCGCCAGCTGCGCACCATTGAGCCAGCGCAGCAACGTGGAATCGTCCCAACGCACGCCGTCGGGATCCTTCAGCAGGATGCGAGCGCCGTTGATGACGCGAGAGGCCTTCACGATCAGGCAGCCGGAGCGGTCAAGGCCTTGGCGACCATCTCGCGCAGGGCGGCAACCTTCGTGCTCTTGCCGCCTGGCAGCTGCACGCCGTTGGCTTCGGCGAAGGCGCGCACTTCCTTCTCGGTCATGGTGCCCAGGTTGATCGTGGTGCCGTCCTCGGCCGTGAGCACGAGCGGATCGACAGCACCACTCGGTGCGGGCGCGGCGGCATCGGCCGTCTGCTCGGACGCAAGTTGCTGGGCGTCGACCCGGGCCTGCGCTTCGTTGGCTTGGTCAACCTTGGCCTGCTCGGCCTCGATCAACAGGCGCACCTCAGCTTCGAGCAGCGCTTCGCGATCATCCTCGTCGTTGAGGTTCCACTCTTCACGGTTGAAGCCGCTGCGGGCGAATGCGGACTCGACCACCTGCTCGACGGGCACCTGAATGCCTTCGGCGATGTCGATGACGGCAGATAGCGCGCTAGAGCCCAGCAGCACAGCGTCAGGGTCAGTCACATCGTCGTCATCGTCCGGCAGTTGAGTGGCTGGTGCCGGCGCCGGCGCGGGGACAGGCGCAGGCAGGGGGGCCGTCGACGCCGGGGCGGCGAACGTGCCTTCGCCCTTGTATTCACGGTAGGCCTCGTCGATGGCCAGCAGGCGCGCGATGGCGCGATCATCGGTCACCTCGGCGACCAGATGGCCCAGCGAGTTGACGAGAAAGAGGATGACCAGATCGAAGAGCGAGATCTCGAACTTTTCGATACGGCGATAGGCTTGGATCAGCATCTTGCGTCCTTTGGGTTGAGGTTGAAGAAGTCAAGAAAAAGGGGGCCACACCGCTGCGGCCCCCTGCACACTTACCGGGGCGTCGCGATCAGGCTTTGAGGTGGAGCAGCACGAGCAGGGTCTTGCCCGCGCCCGCGTACGTCGCGAATGCGCCGGTCACCTTGAGGGCGATGCGGCGGGCGATGGTCTTGTCGGCTGCCAGGGTGTTCGCCGTGGTCGAGCGCGAGATGGAGCCGTTGGCGGTGCGGCCGGCGGTCAGGCCGGATTCGTAGACCACGGTCAGATCGGTGCCCAGCGCGTTCTCGCTGCCGATCGACAGGGTGTTGGTCGGCGCGCCATTGCTGTCGGTCTGCGGCGCGATGATGTCGAAGTCGACCAGCTCGACGCCGGGCGGCAGTTCGAGCAGGCTGATGATGTCGTTCACGGCCGGCGCCGCGGCCGGCAGAACGACCGTAACTGGTACGCGCTCGATGAAAGCGCTGTTGGGTTGCGGGACCGACTTTTTGCCGGTCATCACTTCGGAGAGGATCTTGGCCATTTCGGGCTCCTGAATGTGGGGGTGGGCTGGATGCGTGAGACGACGCCCGGGCAGTGCCGGGCGTCAGGTCATCAGGCGTTGGGATCCGCGGCGTAGGTGTCCATCGCCACGACGCCGAAGTCGCGAACGGTCTGGCCGTCCTTGGACTTGTAGGTCGTCTTCTTGACCCCCATGATTGCGTGCGTGCCGATGGCGACCGAGTTGCCGTGGTCCTTGGTCTCTTCGGTCCAGCGGTACCGGGTGCCGGTCTCGTTGTCACCGTAGGCGACCATGGCGGCTTGCGCGCCCAGGAACAGCGCACGTGCGGCCGGCAGGTTGACGCCAGCGCCGTAGTCGCTGAAGCGGATCACGTTGCGATGCTTGTGCAGCACGACATCGTTGTACATGCCCATGGCACCCGTGAAGATCGGGTTCTTGTTGCCCTCGGCAGCGGCAGCGGCCTTCTGGATGTCCATCCAGCCGTTGGTGCCCGTCTCCTTGCGCAGCGAGTCGGCCTGGTACGTGTGCATCAGGGCGATGTAGTGGTCGCCGCCCTCGATCGACACAGGGATCATCGAGAGTTCGTCGGTGCCGTCGCCGCCCATGGTTTCGGACTTGGCGACTGCCTTGTCGATCAGACGCAGGCTGAACACGTCGGTCGCGACCAGCGATGCCTTCGACGTGGCAGCGCCGCCGTACATCTGGTGCATGGAGTCGGGCGCCGTCAGCGGGTTGATCGCGAAGATCGGGTTGGTCGCCGACCACACGAAGCCGCCGCCGGTGCCGCGCGAGCCCGACATGTAGATGAAGTAGAGCTCGTCCTGCAGCCGCTTCCACCAGTCGGTCGACACACGCTTCGCGTCCTGGCGCAGGTTGCGCAGCGAGCGCTTCTTGGTCATGCGCGAGCCGAGATCCGCACCGCCGCGTACTTGGTCGATGCGCAGACGGTCGGTGAAGTACTTCAGGGGCTGCTCTTTGCCGTCGAGCGTCTCGTCGCCGATCAGCGGCTCCATGTTCATCGGCATGAGCAGGTCGACGGTCACTTCGTCGCCGGCACCCGATTCGAGATCGTCGATACGCTGGATGGGCAGGCGCGCGTCCTTGCCCTCACCAACGAACTTCTTGGCCCAGTAGCTGGCCTTGTTGATGGCGACCGCCATCAGCGACGCCCACTTTTTGACCGCTTGCGGGTCGTTCACACCAATCAACGTGCGCATAGCAGATGCACTCCTCGTCCTCTCGGACATGAAGCGCGTCTTGCGCAAAAACCGGGCTTGCCCCCGGCGGCGGTGATCTCGCTCCCGACAAAAGCGTCTGCGAAATCAGTGCGTGTAGCCTATAACTGAAAATCTGAAATGCAACACCCCTCGGCCCACCAAAGTTAGCAAGGCAACACTGTGCGCAATACTGACATCAAATCGCGTTTCGACGACTGGCTCATCAACCCCAGTGAGACGTTGGACTTTGAGGTGAAGCAGTGGCTCGATCTCACGGACGCCGAGAACAAAGGGCTGATCGCTAAGGCGCTCATAGCTCTCGAAAACAACGGCGGCGGCTTCCTGCTGATCGGGTTCAAAGATGAAGCCGGGCGACTCAGGCCAGATCCCGACCGACCGCAAAGTTTGGACCGCTTCACCACTGACACGATGAACGACATCATCAAAGGAAGGGCTGAGCCCACCTTCCACGTTGAGGTGACGCTTCAACGGCATCCCCTAACAGACGAGGAATTTCCACTCATCAGGGTAGCTGGGACCTCAAAAGTACCCGTTCGCTCCAGCAGCGAAACACCCAGGTCCTCGCTAAAAAACAATGTCTACTACATTCGGGCCCCTGGCCCCGCCAGTCGCGCTCCGCAGACAGCCAAAGAGTGGGACTCGCTTATGCGTCGCTGCCTCAACAATCAACGGCAGGAAATCATAGAACTTAGCCGCCACATCCTGGCCGGCGATATTGGAGCACTTTCCTCTTCAGCGCCGAAAGCGCAGGATACGTTAAAAGCGTTTAATGACAAGGCAATGGTCAGATGGCGACGCCTGAACGATGCGTTAGCTGATGACAAAGCACATAAGATAACGCTTGGCTATTGGGCATTCTCCGCATCCATTTCCGGCGTTTCAAATCACAGGACCGCTGGTGAAATAGTAGCGGCGAACCGCAGCGCGAGACGATACACAGGGTGGACGGTCTTCATAAATCCCACGCATCTCAGCAGTGGCCCCTCAATGGTGGACGGGACGATCGAAGCGTGGCTCGGAAAAGATGAATACGGAGGCCCCGGATTCGCTGATTTTTGGAGGATCGATCCCGCCGGCCATTTCTTTCTGCTGCGTGGCTTTCAAGAGGACGAACTGGACCAATCAAAGCGGGGCAAACTGTTCGAAGCGTCGATAGCGATGTGGCGCCTCGGTGAGTTCCTTCTGCGTATCGCCGACTTAGCGGACTACATGTTTCAGGATGGGTACAAAGTGCACGTTCACTGCACGTGGACTGGCTTAGCAGGTAGAAGACTATATTCCCATACCGGTCGTAGATCTCTCAGAGCCGGGATCTGCAATGATGATTCAGCCACTACAACAGCGGAGCTGGACCGGGCCACTATTCGGGATTTGCTACCAGAAGCCGTAAAAAGCCTGACGCTGGAGCTCTACCAGCGTTTTAGCTTCTTTGAGCCGTCTGCAGATTTTTATGCCTCAGAGCTAGCGGACTTGAAGACCGGTCAGTGGTAGAAGCGGACTTAATTCGGCAAAACTGAAGAAGAGTGGCCTTCTGCCGCAGCGCTAACAGACGGTTTGTCGACCACCACATCCTCCGCCAGCGTGAGGCGCAGGCGCGCTGCGGTGCCACTCCTGAACTCCAATTCAACTTTGATGCGGCCACCGTCGAACGACAGGGGTTCGCCGACACGCAGGTTTCGGATGAGGTTGGTGGAGGTCATTCGCCGAGGTACCGTTCTTGTTGCTCAGGGGTCATCTTCGCGAGCTCGCGCTCCAGGGCCGCGGGCTCCGTGATGCCTTCGAGGTGCGCGAACTCGGACGTGATGCGCGCGTCGGCCGCCGTGGGCACGCCGGCCAGCGTCACGCCCAGCTTCGAGCGGTCAGGCGCATTGCGTGGCCCGGCCGGCGCAGGCGCTGGTGCCGCAGGAGCTCCTGCAGCGGGCGCTGGTGCCGGCTTACCTGCGCCGCGTAGCATGTACGCGTGGGCCTCGGCCAGCGCTTGGCGCGAGTTGGCCAGGTTGCCCGGTGCGTCGAACACACCCTGCTCCGACAGCTCGGTCGAGAACATCTTCAGCGCGCGATCGAAGCGCGGGCCCAGCTTCGGGTCCGTGTAGTCGAGCCCGGCTGCCTTGCCCAGCTTGACCGTGGCCTTCAGGTCGGCCGTGTAGTCGCGCATCATGGCGTCGCGGGCGATGCCTTCGCGGGCCTGGTCGCTGGCCTCGGCACGCACCAGCACGTCGAGGGCGTCCTGCACCTTGTCCTCGATCGCTTGGTAGGCGGCTTGGTCGATCTCGCCGTCCAGCAGCTGCTTCATCGCCTCGGCCTTCTCGGCGCGCAGCGTCTTGCGTTGCTCCGCTACGTCGTCGGGCGTGGCGCGCTCGGGCGGTGCAGGCGCATCGTCTTCGTCGCCCTCCCCCTCGGTCGCTGGATCGGCCGTTGCAGGCGCGGCTGCAGGGGATGCAGCGGGCGCGGGTGCCGCGGCGAGCGCAGCAGCCGCTGCCGCAGCGTCATCATCCTCGTCTGTCTCGTTCTCGCCGCCAGGTGCCTCTGGGGCAGCAGCAGGTGCGGCAGCGCGCGGGGCGTGGCCGAGTTCGCGCGCGATGTCGCCATCGGCGTCGTCGTCGGCGAGCAGGGCTTCACGTTCGTTCGCGCTCAGGCCGCGCAGGTCATCTTCGGAAATCGTCATTGGGTTCTCCTTCGTGGAATGGAATCAGGGGATCGGGCGCCGGCCGATCAGGTTGAGGGCAGCGCGATGCACGCGCGCGATGAGCGACGGCTTCGGGCCGGCGTAGCCCGTGCGCAGGTCGGCACGGCGCACCTGCCGGAAGACGTCGACGGACCACCCGGCGGCCGTGTGGCGCTTGAGCTTCAGCGATGAGCGATGCGGGCCGGTCACTCCAACACCACCCAGTCTTCAGCCAGGCAGTCGCCGACGCTCGGCACCCAGGTGCTCACGGTGCCGGCCACGGTCTTGATGGCGAGATAGGGCGCGTACGGGACCATCGAGCCAGCGCCAAAGTGCGCAACGGCCGCGCCGGTCTGCACGGGATAGGCGGCGGCCGGCACCATGTAGACGAACATGCCTTGGCCGTTCCAGCCCTTGCGCGCGACGCGGCCACCGCGCTTGATGACGGACAGGGCCGTGCCGAAACAAAGCGTCGGTCGGGGATCGGCCACGACGGCGGCGACCAATGATGTGTCGGATTGGGTTGCGGTCTTCATAACTGCGGATCTCCGGGGAAGGGTTGTGGTGCGGCCGCATCGGGAGCCACGTTGTCGACGCCGGTCGGCGTCTCGATGCCTTGCTGCACGCCATCCATCGGGCTCGGTGGAGCGCCGTCGTCTGGCAATGTCGGGGTGGGTGTCGGCGGCGGCGTGTTCGCGAGCACGCGCGCGGCCAGTTGGTTCGGTACCGGGATGGCGCCGGGAGCCAGGTCTTCGAGGCCTGCCGATTTCGCGATCTCGTCGGCGGCGGGGGTGACGCCGGGCACGGTGGACACGATCTGGCCGGCCTGCAGCGCGGAGTACATCGCCTCCACGCGGCCGAGGATGGCGTCAACGTCGAGCTTCGCCATCTGCGCCCGGGTGAGGTCAATCTTGGCGTTGATCTCGGCGAGCGTGGCCTTGGACGTGTCGGTCGCCAGCTGCTCCTGCTCCATCTGCTTCGCGACTGCGACCTGCTCGGCTGCCTGCTCTTCGGGCGTCGGCGGCTTGCTCGGGTCGCGCTGGCCGGTGAGCTTGCGGATGCGTGCGACCCACTCGTCCTTGTCCTTCAGGTCGGCGCTCTCGACCACGAGGTCGAGCACGTTGAGCACCACCTGCGGCGCAAAGACGGCGATCTGGCCCAGCAGCTCGAACATCTGCTCGAGCGCGGACTGCTTCAGGCTCGCGCGGTAATCCTGCGTGTCCACGATGAAGTCGGCTTCGCGGGCCGTGACGTCGTTCAGGATCTCGCCGCTGGACTCGTCGAAGCGGTTCACGATCAGCCATTCGACCGGCTTGCGCTCGCCGACGATGCGGATGGCCTTCTCCTCGGTCCAGAACTGCTCGATGTGCGACAGGCGCAGCTTGCCGGCCTGGCGGATGGCCAGCAGCAGGTTGTCGAATAGCTCGGACGTGGTGAGCGAGCCCTGGTCCTGCTTCAGGCCGATGGCCTTGCCGGACTGCGCGTTGGTGTTGCGGCCCAGGTTCTCGGCCGTCACGCCGCCGGCGTTGCGCATCAGTTCGCTGTCCTGCGCGGCCAGTTCCAGATTGCCCTGGTAGTCGGCCAGCTGCTTCTCGAAGACGATCTTCTTGCCGCCCTTCGTGACGATCACGCCGTCGGGCCGGGCGGCTTCGAGGCGTGCGTCCTCGATGTCGTCGACCGCGCCGTCCTCCATCTGCATGCGGTTCGACGACAGCGCGTAGAGCGCCTTCGAGCGGCGCTTGTTCAGGTCATCCTGAATGTCGCGCATGCCGCGCATGGCGCCGTAGGCCTGGCCGTCGCGCGCACGCCGGTAGCCGTAGATCGGCGTCAGCAGGAAGCGACCATGCCGGTACGGGCTGGCCATGTCCACGCACGGCGACTGCCGCGTGGCGATCATCAGCCGCATGCGCAGCTTGACCGCCTCGTAGGTGGGGATGCGCTCGACCAGAGCCTGCGCATGCCGAGGGTCTTGGGGGTTGAGGATCTTGCCCTGAATGCCCTTGCCCGCGGCGAACACCCTCACGCGCTCGGGGATGCGGTACCAAGCCTCCAGCAGCTCGACAGACCGACGACGGCTGAAGTCGTGGTACCCGCTGCGGCTCAGGTACGCCGATCGCTCGCCGAAGCCCGACAGGCCCTGCGTCCACTCGGTCTCGCTGGCACCCGTCAGCTTCTCGCCCAGGTAACAGATGTCATCGCCGGATTCCACGTCCTCGTGGCGGCCAGCCATCGCGCGCAGGTGGGCCTCGTGCCCGGGCAGCAGCGCGGTCGCATAGTCGAGGTCGATGACGCGGCGGCGGAACAGGTAGCGCGCGTCCACGTTCATGTCGAGGTTGCGCGAATGGCTGTCACGGAAGACGTTGCGCCAGTCCTCCATGCCCGAATAGATGATCTCCTGCTCGGGGTCGGGGTTGACGCCCTCCTCTAGCCACGACAGGCCGGCCGTGGCCGCCTGCTTGAACGCCTTGCTGCGGTGCCATTGCGTCAGGTTCACGTCGTCCGTGTACTTCACGCAGTTGGTCTTGAGCTCGGCGCTCTGCTCGTCGTCGGGCTCGCGCGGCAGGATCTTGTAGTCCTTGCGCATGCGCTTCTCGGTGCCGCTGATCCAGTCGATGGACTGGCGCGCTTCGTTGAACACCAGCGGCGCCTGGCCGCGCTCCATCAGCTCGCGCGCATCGTCGGGCCGCCACTGCAGGTGGTCGTAGTAGTCCTCGTCAATCTGCATCTGGATGCGCTCTTCGGACTGGCGCTCACTCTCGTACTCCAGCAGGTCCATCAGTACGTGGTGGCGGTGCTTCGTGAGTTCGGTGCCCGATGCGTCGGTGGGCTTCTCGGGGCCGGCGAGCGTGCGCGGGACCGTGGGGTCCATATCACTCGGCGGCGCGCCATTGGCAAGGTCGGTGCGGTCGAACATCAGATCACCTCGCTGTGAAGGGTGGTACCGCCGGCGCGCGCAGTCACCTCGATGCCCAAGCGATGCCGACGCACCTCCAGCGCGCTTGGCTGCTCGCCGGGCATGGCGATCAGATCGGGCAGCGCCTCCACCACCAGGTCCATCATTCGGAATTGCGCGGCCTTGTCGTTCCGGTCGAAGCCGACGGTCTCGCAGGCGTCCACCACGCCACGGAAGAAATGCGGCGTCGGCTTGCCCTCGCGCGCACCGTAGAGGTAGGCGTAGTGCTGCGGGACGACGTGAGCGCCGGTGTGCATGCGCCGGAAGGCGTGGAACAGCACCATGCAGGGCACCGGGCCTTCCTCGGGGAACTCAGGATCGTGGGCGCGCAGGTCCAGCCATTGCAGGCTGCACACGATGTCGCCCTTGGAGTACTGCCGCCATGCGCGTTCGCCGCCCAGTTCGACCATGGGGGTGCCGCGGGGGCCGAGTAGAGAGGTCATTGATGCACCGCCTGTGCTTGGTGGGGATAGAGATGGTTGAAAGTGGCCTGCCACGCGCACGCCTCGGCCCGACGCTCGGCTTCGGCGTCCGCATCGGGCTCTGCGACGGGCGCGAGACGCGTCGGTGGTGTGGCACGGGCCCTGCGCGGGATGCGCACGGGCGCCAGGTGCGGCAGTTCGGAAATGAACATAGCGACGGTGGCGTTGTCGATCTCGGATGCGGTCATACGGTTCTCCATGAACCCTGGCGCACGCCATCGCGCACACGGGGCTTCGTGCGGGCCAAGCCGAGGCCGGTCTTCACGAGGTAGCGGGTCGCATCCATCAAGTGGTCGCGCTCCTTGACGATCCGGCCCTTGTCGTCGCGCCGGTAGATGCGATATTCGTCGACCCAATTGCGGCAGGACTTGAAGACCTTCAGCCGGCCGGTGCTCATGCGCTCCCAGACGTCGTACAGGCCGGACTCCACGCCGTTGTCGGCCGGCGAGATCTGCAGGCCCAGGTCGAGGTAGCTCTGCAGCAGCTGCTCGCCGTCCATCTGGCTGCGGCCACGCGATGCGGGGTCGATGGCACCGGGCACCCAGTCGCCACGCGCCTTCACGGCTGCGGCATGGATCGATGGCTCGGCCTGGCCGCGGTAGTGCTCGCTGTACAGGTACAGGACGTCCGTCTCGCGATTGATCGCGCCCCAGATGCCGGCGGTGCGGTTCCAGCCCACGTCGAGGCCGTAGGCGCGCGGCCAGAAGTCGGGCAGCGCGAAGTCGTCCACCACGATGTCGTCCTCGGCCACCGGATAGATGGCGCCGGAACCCAGCGCGGGGATGCCCTTCGTGCGCGCGGCGCGCTGATGCGGCATCAGCTTCGCGAGCAGCTTGGCTTTGGCCTTCGCTGAAAGGTGCGGGACGTCCTCCCAGCCGCACTGCACGATCAGGCGGTCCGACGCGGCCATGCGCTTCAGGCCGTCCGGGTCGTCTTCCTCGGTGTACGACTCGGCGGGCTTCGTCAGTTCCTGCACCAGCGGCGTGAGGCCGTTGAGCGGCGTGAAGGTGAGGATCGACAACCCGTTGCGGGTCATCAGGCGCACCATGGCCTCTTCGTAGACGTCCTGCGGGCATTCCTCGTCAGCCCAGAAGCCGTCGAGCTCGAAGCCCTGGAAGATTTCCCGGCCCTGCACGTAGCTGCGCATCCAGAGTTCGGACACGTCGCCCGACACGTGCTTCACGAGGATCTTCTCGGCGGCGCCCTTCACATGCGGTCGCGGCACGACGTCGACGATGCTCTCGCCCGGGATCAGTCCGGTGCCGTAGTCCTCCTTGCGGTCGGTCGTGGCGCCCAGCATCTTTAGCTGGATGATGTCCCGCGTGGTCTCGTGCGTGTCGCCCGAAGCCAGCCAGCGCACGGCCTTGTCGTAGCGGTGGCCGTCCCACCAGTCCGGGTACTGGCCCGTAAGGTGATACGCGACCTCGGTACCGGCCGCCATGGTCTTGCCGACGCGGTTGCCGGCCATGAAGATGCGCTCACTCGCCCGCGCGACCTCGGTCTTCTCGCCCGGCGGTGTGCCCAAAGCCTTGGGCGCCAGTGAGCGGAAGAAGTCGAGATGCTTCGGGTACAACTCGCGCCGAAGCGGCCCGGCGTCCGGGAACATCGTCTGCAGCATGCGCATGCGCTGCCGCCGCTGCAGTTCGTCGAGCAGTCCTGTCAGCTCGAGCTTCTGATCGTGCGTGAGCGACGACACGTCAAGCATCGGGGCCATCCTTCGCCGGCACCACGACGGCCGGCAGGCTGATTCCAAAGGCCGCCAGGCGCTGCAGCAAGACCGAATCGGGCATCGATCGGTGGTTGACCGTGCCCGTCATCTCGATCTTGTCGCCGTAGGTGCGCGGCTTCAGCTTCGAGGCCGCCCACTTGCGTGCGTCAACGCGCAGCTTGTTCCGGCTCACAGCGGCCGCGTCGAGCACCAACACCACCTCTTGGCCCTGCATCTTCGCGACCACTTCCACCTCGTCGCTGATGGCCACGATCTCGTCTGCCAGGACGTCTGCCCTGTCTTCCCTCGCGCGCGCGTACATCTCGGACCGCTGAGGGTTCGATGCGATCCACGTGAGCATCGTCGTGTACGGGATGCCCCGTTCCTTGACGAATCCCGCCAGGTGTCCGCCCGCAGCGATGGCGCCAATGAATCCATCGAACGACTCGGGCATGCCAGCCTTGAACGCTTCCCACGGGGACAAAGGCTCGGGTTGCGGGATGACCATCAGCGCGCGGGAAGGCGCCGACTGAGGGACATCCGCATTCCCGTCAGCCTTGGGGCTCGGGGTTGCAGGTTCAGGTGAAGCGACACGCCATTTCGAAGCGACGGGGGGCGTTGGGGGATTCTTGGGGGTGGCCTTGACCTTGGGGGTCTTCTTGGCGGGTAAAGCAACCTTGCGCGGGGCTGGCTTCTTTGGGGACGGCTTGTCCCCGGGCTTCGTGGCCTTCTTGGCGTTTTGAGCGGGCGACGGCTTCTTCTGGGTCAAGAAAAGCCCGCCGGTGATTAGCCGGCGGGTGAAAGGGCCGGTGCTTCACGTCGGCCAGGAGGGTCTGGTTGCGGTGGCTGGATTTGAACCAGCGACATCCGGGGCATGAACCCAGAACTCTGACCAGGCTGAGCTACACCGCGCCGCAATTGGGCCTATTGGGTGCGGTCGATACAAGGGGGGTCGGTCTCGGGCACACCGTTGGCGGTTGCCATGTCGCGATAGCACCCGTGGAGGGCGTGGCCGCCGTCATGCACCTGGGTGGGATCGATGCGCTCTTGGGCGATCAGGATGCGTGCGGCGGCGTTGTCGGTGGCGCCACGCAACAGGAACCCGGCACAGGTGGCGCCCTTCTCGATGCCGCTCTCGTGGCAGCCGAACGTGTACAGGGAACCGGGCTCGGAGGTGTTCGCGCTGTGCTCGAAGGCTTCAGGCGGGAAGACGCCGGTCTGGTCGATGCGCCATGGGCAGCCTGGGCAAGGCTCGCGGCGATAGGCACGCGGTGCGCCGTGAACCACGGCCACGCTATGGTCCGGGCCGGCGGAGAGTTTGGTGACGCCATTCATCGGCAGAATCAGACCTGCTAGACCCCTGAGAATCAAGAGGGGTGCGCCTTTTTACAAATGTGCAAGGGGCACCAGCCGGGTGCAGCTAAACGCGGAAGACCCCAAGGCGTCGGACTCGAAACAAATTGCCGCAGTCAGCCTAGCCTCCTCTATAGTGAGTTGATTTGAGGAGAGATCATCTTGAGGCTGCAAACCGAACTTCAGATCGGACCCGTGACCGATGCTCTACGCGCGCGGATCGCGCTCGGACTGCCAGTGCTCAAGGGCATCTTGTTCGCACTAAAGAAGGATAGAGCGGAGCGGTTCGGAGGTTACGAGAAGGTCACTGTTTGGGATCTAGCACGCGAGTATCGCGAGGGAGACCGCGACTACGGCATTTGTTTTGAGTATGCGGTACATGACGCGATCAGGACGCAGCATCCGGCAATTCACCCGCTAATCAGCGAAGTGCTGGAGGGGTTCTGCAACATCAAGTCGGGAGCCCAGTCCATCCTTTTTGGAGCTGAAAAATCGGGTAAGTGGGCGCTGATCGAAACGGCACAGGAGCTCATCAACGACCAATCGCGAGTGCTCTCAGGGACCATCGGGCAGCCGCCGAAGCTTCAAAGGTTGTGGGACAACCTCACTCGGGCAATGAACGTGCAAGAAGCACGGGATCAGCTGCCAAAGAGCGTCAACGGCCTATGGAAATCTGACATCTTCCTTGGGTCTTCCGGAGAACAGCGATGGGTGGGAGCGACTCTGAAGACGAACAAAGCTCAGTTCGAGGCGCTGCCCGGCCTCCGTGTCGGTATCTACCCGCAGATTCTCTATACGGATCGACCTTATCTTGATGCCAACACCAACCTCATCATGTGTCCGCTTCCTTACGATGGTGGATTCATGGAACAGTTTGCGGCATCGTTTTCCGTAATTAAGGCCTTCCTGAAGAACGATGCCCGTACTCCTCCGCCGGCGGCAGTGCCCTATGCGCATGATCGGTATTTTTGCGACATGCTCGAAGCCAGACGAGAGTACCCGGTGTTGGAGGTGATCGAAGGCTTGATTCACATGGCGCAGCCTGGGCTTGTGTCAGAGGGGGCAGTCGGGGACAGCCAAGCCTCGCCCGATGCGCTGGCTCCACTTCCACGAATCATTTCTTAGCCGGGAACCATGGTGGGGCACTATGTCTGCTGTGAATTTTCCGCGCAGACTGCAGCCAAGCCAACAGCTTAGCCTCAATACCGTATTGCTCTTCGAACCGTGCTTTCCACGGGTGCCGGCTGACCATCCCCCTCTCCTGCCCACCCTGGTGGTGCCCCGGGTCGCAGAGCGGGATGGTAAACAGATGCCCCATGCGCCGCCCTCCTCGCAGGATGTGATGCACAGCCGCCGGCGTGTACCCGTGGCCATCCATGCGGCACGCCACACACCCGTACGACACGATCCAGTCCATCCAGGCACGCTCCTCGGCGTTCGGGGCGCCCTTCCCCGGCTTCGCTTTCACATCTTTGGGGGATGCGATCAGGGGATCGTTGGCGGGTTCGGCGTATCGCACCGGCCTGGTCAACGGCTGCGCGACGGGCTTCACCCGCTCGGGGCGCTCGGCCGCCGGTTGGTGTTTGCGTGGCCACGCCGTTCGCTTCAGGGGGCCGCTGCGCTTCATGGCTTCTCGAACTCCAGACGCCACGCGTCGACCGCCCAGTAGCTGCGCTCATCCCCCAACGCCGGCCACAGCAGGCGGCGCGCGCGGGGTTCCCACATGAACGCGTCCACGCGGCGATGAACCTCGAGGAAGTCGGCCTCCTCCAAGGTCTCCCAGTTCAGGGATTGGGGGATGGCCACGAGCTGCCCGTCGGTACCAGGGATGAAGTGGCAATAGCCCGCGCCCACCAGTGCCCAGGCGCGCAGGTCGTCCTCGTGCTCGAAGGTCTCCTGCCGCGCAAACAGGTCGCGCATCTTCTTGAAGAACAGACGGTGGTGCTTGGGGCTGCGCGGCAGCCGGTATTCGAAGCGCAGCGTGTCGCCGATCGGCAGCGCGTCGACGGCGCGCTTGAACTTCGACAGCTGCCGCTGGGCCTTGTCGTCCATGCCGGCCAGCTTGCCGTCTGGGGCGCGGTACAGCACGACGCTGCTCATCGCACCACCTCGATCTCGACCGCCCACGGGCCCCGACGCTGGTCATAGACATAGCGCACCACGTTGCGAAGGCGATCGTCCACGCCGAGCCAGGCCGCGACAGCATCACGCACCGCCTTCAGCGCGCCGGGCAGGTTGTCGTCGTCCATGCCGGAGCTGGGCGCGACACGGCGCAGCACCACGGTGAGGGGGAAGTCCTTGGGCTTCGTCAGCTGCAGGAGCGACCAGCCGACGGCCAGGCGCTGGGCCTTCACCTTCTTCGCGACCGTGCGCCAATGGCCGCGATCGTTCAGGCCGTTGCCGGTGCGCATGGGGATGGAGACTTTCATAGGAGCGTGTCGTGGAAGAACTTGCGTTTCGTGAGCGGCCGGCCGCGCACGGCCTTCGGCAGTTGGGATGGGGGCTCGACATAGGGCTGCGGGATCCCGATGCGCTGATCCACGAGGAACGCATCCAAGCGCGCGAGCGCATCGCCGTGCCACTCGGGGTCGACGATCGCCAGCTGCTCGGCCGCCCAGCGCGCGTAGCGGGCGTCCTGCCGCGCCATCCACTGCAGGTGTGCCAGGCTGACCGCACGGGCTTCGTCGCGGCTGGGCAGCGTCATGGAGCGAGTCGGCTGAACGGGTTCGCATGATCTTTCCAAGCCTTGTTGAGCCGGATGCGCGACGCGTACCCGGGGTACAGTCCGAATGCTTGGTCGATGTCCTTGCTCGGGCCGGTAGCGGCGCGAATAGCGCGCACCTGCTCGATCGATAGTTGGGTTTGCGCACGGGCGCGCGCCGCCTTGGTCATCCGGATGCGCGCTTGCTCGCTGACAGGGTGCCCACGCAGCGCCGCCGATTTCGTACGGGCCACCAGGTGGTCGGGGTGCACGCACAACTCGCAGTCGCAGCTCACGCCCACCTGCATGCCCCGGCGCAATGGGCCGCGGGTCTTCAGCCAAAGGAGACGGCGCACGAGCCAGCACTTGCCACCGACGCGCCATTGCGGGGCGTTGCCGTTCATCGCGTAGCCTGTCCACTCGAGGCATTCACCGCACTCTTCGGTGCGCGCCAACAGGTCTGCGAGACCGATGTCGGGCAGCTCCATCACGCGGTCTCCAAGGGGATCACGGCGTCGTTTGCCGCTGGGTAGCGGTCGGCCAGGTGGATGAAGTGCTCGGCCGCGAGCCGCGCGTCGGCGTACGCGTTGGCGATCGCAGCGCGGCTGGCAGGGGTGTCGAGTGCTGGCTCTTTCAGCAAGGTGCGCTCAGCGTCGGCTGCACGGAAGTGAAAGCGCTGCGCCTCCAGCAAGAATGAGGAGAGGACTCGCATGGTCATGCCGGCTCGCCCTCCAGCTGCTCGACCGCGCGACGCACGCGGGCCGTGAACGCCGGGAACGTCTCCCGGTTCGCGCTGATGTCGTGCTCCTTCCACGGCTCCAAGCCCAGGGCCGCAGCCTTGGCCTCGATGCTGCTGCGCGTCGCGTCCCATGGACCCGCCTGCACGCCGGGCCCGGCCGCGATCGTGGCCGCCTCGCCAAGTTGCCGACGCACGATGCCCAGCAGGTAGTTCAGCCCCTTCGGCGGGGTCGACTTCGCGCAGATGTCGGCCGCCGCCTCGAACGTTTCGAGCTCGACGCCCTGCGCGATCAACGCCTGCAACTCGGGGTTGCCAGGGCTCACGCCCTGGATTTTCCGGAGCTTGATGGCGCGGCACACCTCCCCGGCTTTCGTGCCTTTCGGAATTTCGACACCCCCACCGACGTCGGTAGATCCGGTTGTGGGGGTAACTACTTGGGTACTGGTTCCGGTTCCGGTTCCGGTGTCGGAATCACGGTGGAGTCCCGCGTCTGTCCCGTGGGACAACGGCGGGACACCCGCGGTATCTGGAGGGACTACGGCAGGAATCCGCGCACGAGCCATTGCCTTCCGGTCGGACTCCTTGCGGCGCCGCATCATCATGTCGCGCACAAACTCGACGATGGTGTCGTGGTAGAGCCTGCGGTCCTCGGCAGCCCACCAGCCACGTCGAAGCACGGCACGGTGCTTCTGGAACAGCTTGGCCGGCATGCCGATGCGCGCGGCGATCAGATCGTCATCGTCCGGCAGCGATCCGCACGGTGTCTGCTTCCAGGCCGTGAGCCAGAGCATCAGCAGCCAGGGCTTCAGTTCGGCCGGCGCGAGCGCCCAGGTGTCCGACTGCTCGATCTTCTCGTGGTCGAGTTCGAACCGCCAACCCTTGGCGCGCACGTCTGCGGGATAAGGGGCCGCTCTGGTCATCCGTTGACTCCGCCTGCTCTCGAATAGGAGACACTCGGACACAACTGCAAACCCGATGGCCACATTCGTTTCCCCTGCCCCCAGCCATCCGTATTCGAAGGAGCTTTCAGATGAATTTCTGGTGGGTCAACCACGGCCAAACGCACAGTCAAGAGATCGAAGGGCGCTACATCTGGTGCCCCCAGGTTACGGCGAGCACCCCTCAAAAAGAGACGTACAAGAACCTGACGCTTGTCCGACCTGGAGACGTGATCTTCTCCTTTGCGAAGACCAAGATTCGTCAGATCGGCGTCGCAACGTCCTCTTTTGAAGTTGCCAAGCGGCCAGAGGCCGCCCAGTACACGGCGACCGACTGGAACGAAGACGGCTGGCTGGTCAAAGTCCTTTGGGAGCCCGTAGACCCACCCTTCAAGCCCCACGAACAATGGGACGCACTTCGAACCCAGATGGGCTACTTGAACTCTCCACTCGGGGAAACGGGCGGCAAGCAATCCGTCTACTTGGCGCACATCCCTTTCGACCTGGGGCTGATGATTCAGGCCCTGGCCGGTATTGCCGATAAGGGCGATCACGGCAGCCAGCGAATCGAAGACGAAGCCGCAGCTGCCATCGTGGCATCCAAGCTCCCTGAAACAATGAAGCAGCGCCTGATCGACGCCCGTATTGGGCAAGGCCTGTTCCGTCGCAGGCTTTGCGGCATTGAATCGGCTTGTCGGTTGACACGGACGTCTGACCCCTCGTTGCTCATCGCGAGCCACATCAAGCCATGGCGTTCGAGCGACAACCGGGAGCGGCTGGATGGCCAGAACGGTCTGCTCCTCGCCCCTCATGTGGACCGGCTCTTCGACCGTGGATGGATCTCGTTCCAGGACGATGGCACCCTGCTTGTTTCGTCGGAAAAAGCCCGCGAGGCACTGGCGACTTGGGGGCTGGACGCGATTGAAAAAGTGGAGCCGTTCAATGACGCGCAGAGCGTCTATCTCGCCTATCACCGACATGTGATCTTCGGTCAGGCTGCCGCAGAATTGTTCTAAGGGCCCGCGGGCCTGCGCGAGGTCGCAATCTTCAGCGCCGCTGATGATGAGGTTGGGCTGACGAAAGACGACATGCTCGAACAAGTGATCACGGACGTTCATCACAGTCCTCTCATCACCGGCTTGCCGTACGCACGCAGAAAGCGCAGCGTCAGAACGTATTCGCCCGGGGCCATCTCACCGTCGCCGTTGATGTCGCGCACCACGCATTGCGGCTGGCCTTCAACGGTCTGGAAGCGGCGCAGTTCGACGATGTTCCCGGAGGCCAGGCGCCACCACGAGTAGATCTCGACCAGCGGGGCCACCCCAACGGGCACGCGCACAGGATTCGCGCTCATGCGGTGACTCCTGTCGGTGCACTGTCAGACAAACTGCCGACCATGCCCAGGCGGCGCTCAAGCACCATACGGACATGCTCTTTCCCAAAGCAATCAACCGTCGTGAGGTGCTCGAGGTATTCGGATTCCGACTGGTACCCGAGGTCCATCCAGCGGCGGCGGACCCCCTCCTTCAGTTCATCAGAGACACGGGCCTCGAGCTTCGAGGATTTCTTCCCGCCCAAGATGGACCGGGAAAACATGGGCAGATCGTCGTCGGGTATTTTGCTTTTGGGCATGTCGCTTCTTGCGTCAATCGGTGGGTGGTCAGCCGAGAGGCTGGAGGTCGGCCGCGCGCTGGCGAAAGGCCTTCTCGAACAAGGTGCGGGCGTGGCCCGCGGTGAATGGATTCACGTCGCTGACGCATTCGCCGCGTTCAGCAGCGGCGCAGGCGAGCTCGGTGATCTCGGCATCGGAGAGCGATGCCAGGGGCTTGATCTGATGCATTCAGGTCGCCTTTTAAGTAGGTGGGCGCCCGAAGCAGAATGCGAGGGTCAAAACTCGCAAGGACTTGGGCATGGACAACGCGAAAACGCGACTGGTGCTGGAGAACGGCATAGACGGCTTCACGAACGCGACGCTGGAAGTGCAGCTGGACAACGGCGAGAACTTCCGTCTGAACTTCCACATCCCGAAGCGCAGCAACCCGCCGACGGTTCGAGAGATAGAGAACGCAATGCTTCGGCGCGTGCAGCAGCTGGCAGGCGACATGCTTCAGACGTAGCGCCGCACGTGTACTGGAGCCGGCCCGTATCGATCCGTGCAAACGACACCAGCGCAGCGGCGCCGCAGGGACAGCGGCGCGGTGCCGCGGACTCGGCGTCGAAATTTCCGAGGCACCCGAGCAAACGCCGATGGCGATCAGACGCACAGCCGGAAGATTGCTCGGAGGCCCCCCCGCTATCGCCGCCGTCATGCGGCGCCTTTCCCGAATGCACCGGTTCGGGCTCAGGAGGATCACCTCGATCGCTTGGGGGCCGCGCCGACGCGGCTCGCAAGGCGTCGTTCAAGCCGCCTATGCGGGCATGCGAGGACGACCACAACGCATTTGACAAGCGCTCGTACCGCGGATTTGCGGCCAGTCCAGCATTGATCAATTCCTGCAGCGTCACTCCGACATCGAGCGCTGGCTGGCTGCCCAGGTACCGTGCGACGATGCCAGCGATCGGATTGCGTGCCTTCGCGGCTGCCGCGTGGATCAGCTTCACGGCACGCGTGCGCGGCCCCTTCTTCTGGGTGCTACGCATGGGGCGCTACCTCCTTCGGGGCAAACGGGAGCGGCGTCAATCCGTAGATCTGGTCGAGCGTGAGTTCCATCCCCCGCTGCCGGACCAGACCGAGTTCGCCGAGTTCATCGAGGACAACATCACGGACCTGCAAGGCGAGGAATCGACCAACCTGCTGACGATCGCGTCGACCATCCAGGCAACCACCGGCATCAACTTCTCCAGCGCGAAGCGACTGCAAGACGGTCAGACGCAGTTGGTCTACAACGAAAACATCGAGGCCAAGGCCGGCGCCAACGGCGAGATGAAGATCCCGAAGACCTTCACCCTGGACGTGCGCATCTTCAAGAACGGTGCCGGCTATGCGCTGTCAGCCCGCCTGAAGTACCGCATCCACGGCGGCGCCGTGAAGTTCTGGTACGAGCTCGAGCGCGCTGACCGCGTGGTGGCCGATGCCTTCGAAGGCTACGTCACCGAGATCCGCGAGAAGAGCGGCTACACGGTCCTGCTCGGCAAGGCCTGATCCATGGCTCAAGGCATCACGCCGGAAAGAAAGCGCGCGCGGTACCTGATGGTGCTGCGCCGCCGCGCTGCTCACCTCGAGCAGCGCATCGCGGCTAATCCAGGCATTCCGGGCGTCAGCTGGGACAAGCAGGAGCTCAGCGCATTGCACTGGCTCATGTCAGTCGCCGAGTCCTCTACGGCTCACAAAGAGTCGGCATCATGAACGTCGCGTCATTGGTTGCGTTTCATCAGCACGCCGGGCAGGTTGTGAAAATCTGCGCCGGAGTCGTGCGCTCGGCAAGCAATACGCTACACAGAAGCCTGATCCTGCAGGCTATTGCGCCGGAACCAGTCACTCAAAGATGTGGTTGTCATGGCGGCACCATGGCGAACCACATGTTTTTTTATACGTTCGAGCTCAGCTTTTGCGGCAGCGAAATAGACGGGGGATGGAGATTTTATTGTACCCATGAGTTTCCACATTTCGACGACCTGGCGGGTAAGAGCGATGCAAGCGGCGACCCGTATCGACCTCTCGGCGTCAAGAAACTCAAGTGGAATACTTCTTGCGCTTACCAACGCTTCGTCGATCCTCCACATGCATTCATCCCCGCCCTCCTTGTCATTCTTCTCGCATTTCTCGATGAGATCCCGCAAAGAGCTGCTGAGGGAGGTGACGTATACATACGCTCGACGCTCGACCTGCCTTTTTCGATTCCACGCGTCAATCCGAGGGAGCGCTACTGCAGCCGCGATAGCAGCGATGGCGCCCCACGCCTGTACCCAAGAGGCCCATTCGCTCGAGTTTGCGGGCCAATTGCGCAGGAAAGCTACGAGCATCGCGAAGAACGCGGCGACCACAAGGCCCAACGCACAGCCTATACCAGCGGCTCGTCTGTCAAATTTCACTCACTCCTCCAGATCAAGCCGCATCTGCGTCACGCGAACGATTCGCGCGATGTCGGCGCGGTGCGTGCCGCGGTCCCGCAGCACCGGCACCGTCCAATTCGGGCCGCCCTCTCCCGGGTCCGCCCACACCACGCCACCCGTGTGCACGTCAGTCACCTGTCCGCGCAGATCGGGGATGGCTTCGATGCGCTCCAGAAGCAGGGCGCGCAGTTCATCGGCGGTGCGAGTCGGTTTTGCCATTCGAGCGCTCTACAGAAGCACCTTGAGCCAAAGCTTGTGCGCGTGCTGCACTGCGGCCTCGACCGTCTTAAAACTGTTGTCGTCGTCGCGAAGCGGTGGCCCGTCTCCCCAATCGATGGCGTTGATCGTGATTGCGCTGCCCCAGTCGTAGAGCACCGCGTTGGCGGTGTGCTCTCCCTCTTCAAGAAGCACCCTGATCACCTTCGGTTTCGGCTTTTCCATGAACACCTCTGTGGATAGGAGCCCCATTTTGTCTGCACTTCCAAATAACCCCGCGCCAGCGACGAGGACAAGTGCGCAAGTGGCCGACGACGAAAACAAAGGCTACGAGGGCATGCGCGAGGCCTCCCAGCAGCGGCGCCGGGACAACCGTGCGCACGCGCCAGCCGTGCTGGCCGCAGCAGGCGTGAAGCACACCATCCAGAACGACGGTGCGCACATCGTCATCGGCCGCGCCATCGCGGACTTCTGGCCAGGCACCGGCTTGTGGAAGGACCGCAAGCGCGGCGTCGAAGGACGCGGCGTACGCAACCTGATCGCGCACCTCGAGCGCTGCTACCCGCGCCCGATTCAGCGCCATACCTGCCACTGGCCAGGTTGCGATCGCGACGTGCCCCCGGCGATGTGGGGCTGCAGCCAGCACTGGTTCAAGTTGCCCAAGCAGCTGCGCGACCAGATCTGGCGCACCTACGTGCCAGGCCAGGAGATCACCAAGTCCCCCAGTCCTGAATACATGGCCGCGGCACACGCGGTGCAGGAATGGATCACCAAAGAGGTCAACCCATGAGCCGCCTGCTTTCGACCGAAGAAGTTGCCGCGTTGCTCGAGTGCACGCCGCAGTCAGTGCAGGTCGCCGCGCGCGACCGTCGGCTGCCGGGCGTCCAGTATGGGCGCGACTGGAAGTTTCCGGAAACGGCCCTTTTTGAGACCCTGCACGCCGAAGCCATGGCCAATGTCCGCGCGCCAGCGGCGGCCGCTGCGAACGACGCGCATGGCACACCGGTTACTGTGGTTCCCGAGCGACGGAAATCCGCCAATGGTGGCCGCGTCCGCCCACGACCAGCACTACAGCGGCTCGACTGATAGCGAAAACGGGCAACCATCCGCTAAGTCGTTGTCACTATTGGGCTGAGGGCGTCTTCTAAGCCGAATGTCGGGGGTTCGATCCCCTCCGGACAGGCCAATCTGCTTCCTGGTTCCGCGGGTTTGCAGAAGCGCAGCGAGGCCCAAGACCGAAAAGCGACGTTGCGTTGCATGTGCGGCCGAGCCATCCCCTGGCCCCCCCGGCGACTTCTGCCCTATCGGCGCTTGGCGTCCCGTAGACGGACCCTTGCCCCGAGCCTCGTCGCAGTCCCAACGCCCAGCCACGCGCCCACCGAGTTCAGACACACCCACATCAGCACGC